TAGGGGTTGTTGTCTGCGGTGAGCGTCTCGGCCTCGGGGTCCATGGAGCCGCTGGGCGAGCGGCCCGAGATGCGGTAGCCGCGCATGCCTTCGGGCGCGTTGAGATCCGCGTCGCGGGTCAGGTTGTTGGCAAGGTCGATGGACAGCTCCGCCACGCCCACAGGCGTGCGACCGCCCACGGTGAGCGACGCGGACTCCACCACCGGCGGCAGGGTCGTGTTGAGCGTGGGCACCGGGTTGGGCTCGGCCACCGGCTCGACGAAACGCCCGGAGTGGGTGAAATCCAGCCGCCCGGGCTGGCCTGCGGGCATGGTCACGGAAAACGTGCCGCGCGCTCCGCTGACCGTGTGCTTGTCGCCGTCGCGGTAGTAGACCGTGGTGGCGCTCTCCATGAGCGAAAGATCGGAGGTGGGCAGGTACTGCGGGCAGGTCACGGGATCGGCCACGGCATCGGCAGTGGCCGCGCTGGAGCCGCCGGAGAGGGATTCGACCTCAAACACGCCCACCACATCGTCCATCAGCAGCCCGCCGCGCACCAACGCGAGGAACGTGCCGGTGGCCCCGGAGGTCGCGCCGGTGACGGTCTCGCCGCGCTCGAAATTGCCGACCACGTTGTCCACGGCGAGGAACACCGCGTCCGAGCGGACCAGACCGCAGGAGCGCAGCAGGGTGTCGAAGTCGGGCGGGTTGACCGCCTGCCCGACGATGCCGCCGCCGCGCAACTCCACGCTGCGCTTGAGGCTGGTGCTGGTGCGGGTGACAACGTGCGCCTCTTCCGAGAGCGACGAGGACAGTCTGCTGTTGTCCACGCGCTCGGATTCGGGCGTCAGCTCGGTGCCGGACAGGCAGAGCACGCCGTCGGTTGCCGGGTCCACGACCTCGATCGCGCCGGGATCGGCCTCGATCTTGTCCAGAAAAACCTGTTTGCGGGTCAGTGCCATGGATGCCTCCTAGAGATAGCGTCGCGTTCTAATCCTGTAGAGATAGAACGACATGATGAAATCGCCGTACTGCGCCAGATCGTCCGGCAGGTACGGGTCCTGTTCAAAGGGAAATCCCGCGCCGGTCAGCGCGGAGGAAACGGCCTTTTCGGTGAGCGCGGCCAGCTCATCGAGCAGCGCCGCTCCGGGCATGACCATGACGTCGCTGCCCGCGTCCTGAAAGTCACCCTGCGGCCGGGCGAGGAAGACCCCCACCGGCAGCGCGTGCTCGATGGCGTGCGGATCCTTGTCCGGCTGCCCGTGGGAAAACGGCCCGAAAGCCGCGAAGGGAGCCGCATCCGCCGGGGGCAGCATGCCCGCGAACACCTCGCGGTAGACCCGCCAACGCAGCAGCGGGAACTCCCGCGCCATGAAATTTTGGATATCCGGACTGGTGGCCACGGCCAGCGCCGCGGTGTTGCGTGCGGCAAGGAATGTCTGCTGGGTCATCGCGCCCCCTTGATCTGATTGAATTGTTTCTGAATCTGCCAGTTGATCTCGTGCCGGAGGGTTGTCTCAAGACGGCGCTGAATATATTTATCCAACTTCCGCCGCAGGCGACCGCGATTCAGATACTGCACGAAGCTGGGTCCGTAGAGTTGTCTAATATCTTCGCGATACTCACCCACGTAGTACCCTTTTTGTTTTTCGCTCCACTGGCCCGTTCGTTTGAAGACGCCGACATGTCCCGATTTCATTCTGGCGACAAACGCGCCGGGGATGGTTTTCTGACCGCCAAAGCGTTTGACCTGCACGGAAACCCCTCTTGACGGCGGGCGCTTGGGATTCGGCGTGCGAGGACGCACGGGATACTTAATAAGCGGCACGCCGCGCTTTTCCCGCGCGATGACTGCCGCGTACAACGACTTGGGATTGGCCTTCCAAATAGTGATCTTGCCCGATATTTCCTTGTCAGGGAGCTTGAGCAACTGACGAAGAAGCTTACGGGTGTGAGCTCCGGCACCCCTTGCCGTTTTGTTCAGGGCCCGCGCCGCCACCTGCGGCCCGCCATGCTCAAAGCCCTGCACCGCACGAAGCAGCTCGTCGGCTCCCGTAATCCTCACTCGCTGTTGCTTGCTCATTTGCCCGCCCACAGCCGCGACTCGGCCATCGCCAGCACGGCCCACTGAAAGCGGTTGGTTCCGTCGGCGCGGCCGAGCACTTCGCCCAGCCGCCACTGCATCCCGTCCGCCTCAATGCGGCCCTCGGGCGGCTGCGGAAAGTCCGCGCGCAGCACCTTGACCACCGACTGCTGGTGGTCACCGTGCGTGGCGTCCACGCGCCCGGCCCGCTCCAGAATGATCCGCGCCGGAATCTCGCTGCCGTCCGGCCGCACCAGCGTGGTGGCGATGCCGCGCCGCAGGTAGCGGGAGGCGTATCCGGTGATCAGTGCAGCGCTCATTTCTGGCCTCCGAAATATTTCTGGTAGAGTCCCGCCAAGGTGCCGGAAGGTCGGGAGGTGCTCGCCGCGTGCTTGTCGTCGGAGCGCTTTTTGATCAGCACGCCGAGCACTGCGGCCATGGCAATGATGGGATTGTTCAACGCGCCGATGAGCCGGGCGGCGCTCTCCAGCATGGGACTGACCTGCGCGGGATCCTCGAAGGTGAACCAGACCCACGGCACCACCACCGCCAGCACGATGATCAGGAACGAAAATGCCAGCACCCAGCCCACGGCAGGCCGCCAGCCGGTCTTGTAGGTGTTGGCGCTCTCGTACTCCACGCGCATGGTCCTGTTGATTTCCTGCAAGCGCTGCGTTTTCTCTCGCATCTCCTGCATGGCGAACTGACGCATCCGGGTCTGGAACTCAACGAGCAGCGAGGGGTCGGCCTTGAGCGCGTCCACGGCGGATTCGTCGTCCGCTCCGGTCAGGGTGCGGGCCACGTTCGAGGCGGTCTCGGCCACCTTGGTGACGTCCTCGTCATCGGTGAACATGCCCACCACCTCGGGCACCAGACCCAGCAGGGGCAACAGGGGCAGAGCCACGGCTACACCTCCTCCACGGTCAGGTCGAAGGCGTCCACGCCGTCAAGGCGCTCCATGAAACGGCCCATGGCGGACCGGCTCTCAAGCACCGCGGGCTTGCCGAAATAGCGGTTGCCCACGTCGCGGGATTCGCCCAGCAGGACGCAGCCCTCGATGTCGTCGGTGGTGTTGCCCGCGTGGATCAGAATCGCGGTGCGGCCCGGCACGTCGGAGACCTCGAACAGCTCCCGGCCGAAGCGGCTGGACCAACGCCGGCGGCAGCGGTACCGCCCCGCCGGGATGCAGGAAATGTAGGTGCGATTGTCCTTCCAAGGCTCCTCAAGCGTGTAGCAAAAATCTTCGGTATCGCCCTCGAAGCGCAGGCGGCCCAGCGTGGCCTCGCCGGTGCGGATGTCGCGAAGGATGACGCAATGGATCATGGTTCCCCCTAGTTCTCATTGAGGATTTTTTCCTGCTGTGCCGCAGGAATGTCCGAATGCACGATGATTCCGCGAAGCATTCGGAACTGGATGCGTTGCCCGTTGTCCAGAGACTTCAGCCGCTCGCGCAGCTCCTTGTCCGCCTGACACATTTTTTCCCGCTCGGACGTGCACTGGGTGTGAGTCACAAAATTTTTCGCAAACAGCAGCCGCACGCCCACAGCGGACAGCAGCGAGCACGCAAAGCCGATCAAAAGGGTTTCCAGAGGGGTGAAGGACACGTGCCGCGCTCCTGTTTTTTGGTGGCGGGCCGGGCGGTTCCCGGAACCCGACCCGCCGGTTGCAGGGAGGATGACAGGGCTATGCGTTCATGGCGTTGATAGCCACGAGACACTCGGTTTCATTGGGGGCGGCAGAGGCGAAGAAAAAGCCCACCAGAGTGTTGCCGCTGGCGGTGGTGGTGATTTCGCCGGTGGTCTTCATGTAGGCCTTGCCCCCCTGTGCGGCGTCGTCGGCCGACACCTTGGGCAGTGCGTGCACACCGGTCATGGCAAGCGGGCCGGATTCGCCGTCGGGGATATCGCTGATGGCGATGCCGACACGCGATCCCACCAGTACGGCCTGACCGGATGCGATGTTCGATCCGGTGCTGTTTTCGTAGGGCATGGTCCTGCCGTCGCGGATGTAGGTCTGGGACATGGTTATCTCCTTTCAGGCTAGACGCCCGGGTTGCGGTAGAATCCACGGTGATCCATGACGCCCGCGCCCATGATGTGGCGCACCTTCCAGACCAGGGCATCGCGGTCGAAGTCCTCTTTTTCGGCGATGACCGGCTCTTCGCGACCGTCGAGGAATGCCACCTCGATGGTGTCGATCTGGTTGGGATCGCCCACGAGGTACCAGGCCTTGCTGGAGGCATCGTCCAGGCGCGGCTCGGCAATGGGCGTCAGCTTGCCGCCGTGCGGGTTGTGGACACCGGCGGACATGCCGGTTTCGGGCAGCGAGGTGGAACGCAGCAGTACCTCTGCATCGGTCTCCTGTTCCACCGGGGTCACGAGGTATTTTGCCCGAATGTCGAGCGTCGTGCCGTTCAAGCCTTTCTGCATCCGCATGGCCTTGCGTCCCGCGGAAAGACCATCCTTGCTGACAGTGCCGGGCGTGGTGGCGATGTTTTTGTGAATGGAGCTGAACAGGGTTTCCCCGTCGCCCATGACCGGGTTGGCGAGGATCAGGCTCCAGATGATATCGGCGGTCTTGCGGCTGGCGGCGGAGCCGAGCAGCTGCGGAATGCGGGCGAAGGCGCGCAGGTCGTCGTTGACGATCATCTCAAGGGTCAGCGCCAGTTTCTTGCCGTACTTGGCAATGCGGTAGGATTCCTGCTTTTCCTTGAGCTTGCCGAACGTGTATTCTTCGTTCTCGCCCACCAGGTCGAGGTCGGGGCCTTCGGACAGGGCGATGCCGTGGATCTCGCGGAAGTCGCTTGCCGGCACCACGTTGACGAGGGGCCGCCACGTGGCCGGCGATTCGCCGTAGGCGGAAAGCAGGCGCTTGTGGGCAGCCTCGCGGAATACGCCCGGAAAGTCGCTGCGGGAGGTGGCGGACAGGCGCAGGATGTTCTCGGCAATCTGGGTGCGCGAGAGCCCGCGCACGGGTTCGCCTTCGCGTTCGAGGCAGAACTTCGCCAGCTCGAACAGGGCCATGTGCCGGAATTCCTCATTGCCTGCAGCGGGCTTGTCGAGACTCAGCCCCATGCGCAGGGCAACGCCGTCCGTCATGGCCAGGGAGAGCTTGTCGCGCTCGTCGGCACCGGGCACGAAGCGGCCTGCGCCCAGCGGCGGGTTCTTCTTTTCGGCCAGCTCGAACAGCTTGATTCGGGCGTCGGCCAGCGCGATCTTGCAGTCGCCCAGCGCTTCGGTGACGGCATCGGCGGAAAGACCGAGCTGGGCACCGTTGGCGATGAGCGAAGTCACGTCTGCGCCGGAGAGTCCGACGACCACAGTTCCGCCGCTGGGCTGCTCCAGATCGGCTTCGTTCTTCTTGCCGGTGCCGTGGTCCAGATTCTCCTCGGGGGTTTCTGCCGGGGCCTGCTGCTGTTCTTCGGGCAGGCCGTTGCCCTTGGTGGGCTTCTCCAGTTTCTTGTCGGCGGGCATGGATGCCTCCTTGTTGGTGGTTCTGCCGCCGCCTGCCCGGTGCATGGCGATGGCTGCGGTATCGTCGTCCGCCCCGAACGGGCAGAACGACACCTCGAAAACTTCGGACTTGAGCCAGATGTCGATGGGCCCGGTTACGGTCTGTCCGTTGACCTCGTAGGTATGGCCATCGGCGACTTCGAGGACCTCCAGCCCGCGCACGCCCACCGAGGCCTGCCAAGGGAAGCCCTCGTCAGCCAGGGCCAGCACTTCCTTTCCCGCGAGGGTGGCCTTCGAAAACCTGCCGGACACGAAAAAGCCCGTTTCGGCGTTCTCGCTATGGTCGATGGTCCCGACGATCTGGTTGCGGTAGTGCTCGCGCAGTGCGGGCACGGCGTCCTTGGCGAGCGCCATGCCGTCCAGCGCGATGACGAAGCGGTAAAAACCGAGGTCGATTACCGGACCGGTGTGCGAGAGAATCGAGAACCGTCTCGGGGCGGCCTCCTCCTGATCGGGGTCGGCCAGCTCAATTGGGGCGGTCAGGGTCATCACGCTGTCGTCCACCAGCGCGGCAAGGCGCGCCTTGTTCCACTCGGCCGTGCATTCGACCATGCGGGACTCGTCACCGTCCGCGCAGCGTCGCAGGAAATCCTGCTTGCTTTCGCCGTTCTCAGGCTTCAGGGGCATGGGGTTCCTCCTTGGCCGTCAGGCCGTATTTTTCGAGCAGCTCCCGTTCCCGCTTGCGCTCTTCGAGAATCTCTTCGAGGTCGTGGCCACGATCGGCGGCGATGCGGGTCATGGAGGTGATGCCGAGCTTGAGTTCCAGCTCGGCGCTCTTGGAATCCTTGAGCGGGTCCACCCACGGCCATCCCGGGTTCTGCCAGCGCACGGGCACATTGGCGGGCGCATCCGGTTCCAGTCCGGACATGGAGAGCAGGCTGATCCACCAGTTCCACGTGGGGGTGTTGAACCGGCGGTTGATGAAATGCTGTTGCTTACGGTAGCCGCGGCGCTCTTCCAGCGAGGCGCTGCGGGCCGATGAGTACGATGCGCCGGTGTAGTCGTTGCTGGCGGCCTCATAGCTCATGCCCATGCCGACGGACGCGCCGCGTAGCGTGTCCCGCACGAACGGTTCATAGGTGTTTCCGGGACGATCAAAACCGGTTCCCTTGATCTCCGCGCCGTCGGGCAGAAACTGCACCCGGCCCGGCTCGATGAAGTCACCCGGTTCCACGGTGTCCTCAGGCCACGTGGACATGAAGTCTTCGGGCTGAGCCTCGGGCGTGGGCGAGCTGACGAAAAATCCGAAGGCCGAGACCAGACGCGCGGCGATCCGTTCGCTGTCCCGGTACTCGTTCAGGTCGCGCATGTCGGGCACAACCGAGGCCAGCCAGCTTGCGCCGGTGCTCTGGGAGATCCTACGCCGCAGGAAAATATGGTTGAGATTCTCCACCGGGATGCGCACGGAGCCGAACGAGGAAAAGGAGAGCACCTCGGCATCGCCGGGGTGTTCGGTGTGCAGATGGTAGGCGACGGGGTGACCCTTGGCATTGTATTCGATGCCGCGGCGGGCGACCGTGCCACCGGGAAGCGGGCCATGCACCGACGTGTCGATCTGGTCCATCTCGATGAGCTCGATGCCGAGCGGCACAACGCCGTCGCGCAGCAGGTCGGTGTCCACGTAGTAGTGTGCCAGCAGGCCGCCGTCGGTCCAGCAGTGGCGCACCGCAAGTTCCTGCAACTCGTAAAAACGCACGTGGGGGTGCTCGGCCCAGCGTTTCCACTGGCTTTCCACGCGGCGGTTGATTTCTGTGTCGAGTGAGCCGTCGGCGCGCTTGGCTTCCGCCTGCGCACGGATGCCGCAAAACACCACGTTCGCGGCAATGCGCTCGATGGCGCCGAACACATGAGGGGAGGAGTGGACCAAATCACGGGCGCGGGCCGTGACCAGCCTGCCGTCGCGCCGCAGTTCGGCATCCTCGCTCCGGTTGCCGGGCAGCCAGCGAGCGTTCGCGCCTTTGCGGTCAGCGGCCTTGTAGGCGAGAAACTGCATCCGCTCATTCACGAAACGGGCGGCCTTACGCGGATCGCTCAGGGCCATCATCGTGGCCCGCATGCGCGTCCAGAGGTCAAGGTCACCATATTTCATGACCGCCCTCCAAACCGGGCGCTCACCGCATTGCGGCGCCGAGTCGCCCACGCCAGACGGGACTCAAGCTCTTTGATCTTCTCCTGCACGCGAAACAGCGTCGCCTCGGTCACGGTATCCCCGTCCGTGGTGACGGCCTGCCCCCCGGTCAGGATCCGGCTCTCGGTCTGGCGCAGTTTGGCAAGCTCCGCCTGCAGCTCGGCTTTGGTCATGAAAAATCCCCCTCACGGTGTGCGTTTGCGACAACGCTACACCGTGAGGGGGATGCAAAAGCAATGGGGTCTTTTACTGATAGTAAATTTTACTGGTCAAGACCACTGCAACTACCTGCAATGAAATCACTTTTTCATCAAACCAATGCCGAGAACGCAGCGCTTGCGGCCATGGCTCCGGGGCCGAATAACGCGGATTTTGTCAAGCATCCCCCTGATTTCACGAAAAAAAGTCTCTCGCCGCAGGGTGGGCCAGTCTTCCTCGCTGCAGAACTCCTGATAGGCGCTGAACAGCCGGTCTTTCGTCACCATCAGCCGTGAGCCGAGGGCGCAGCGCGCTTCGATGAACGCGGTCAGGCTGGGGTCCGAGGTCTCAAAGTCCGCTGTGCCTCGTGCGCAGAACAAGCCGCAATATTCGAGGTAGAGCCGTTTCACGTCCTGCTCGCTCCCGCCGTCCAGCCGGGCGGTCTGCACCGCGGTGTGCATGGCCTGCGCCCGCAGCGCGGGTTTGAGCCGCAGCGAGAAATCCGGCACGTCTCCGGGCAGTCCGGTTGTCCCGCATGACTCGTACCGGCCATGCTTGCGGATGGCGGGCAGCACCTCCGAAGTGACCCACTTGCGGAACCGCCTCGCTTCGGGCTTGCGACTGGTGAAGATCAGGGCGTAAAGGCCGGACTCGGAAACGGCGGAGACTTTCTGGGAACCGCCAAGGGTGTCACTAGTAATGACACCCTTTTCATCCTCTTCAAGTCGCGACACCGCCTGACGACTATTCCCTATATCAAGCACCCCACAAACATCCTTCGCCACGAACCACGGCTCGTCCTCGCGCATGACGACGCGCACGGCACTGCCGTCAAAGTCGAACGGGATCACGCTACCCATTGCTCACCTCCCGCAGGTGGCAGGCGGTGATGAATTCGCCATGCGGATCCATGTTGTCGAACAACCCCTGTGCGTCCGACTGGACGCTGCGGATCAGGCTGGACAGGCTGAGGCAGAGCTCGGACAGCTCCTTGTCGGAGTTCAGCCCCTTGCACTCCAGCAGCAGCGCAAGGCAGTCGAGCCCAGATTCGATCTTTGCGGCCTCGTTGCCAAGTTCGTTCAAGCGGGATTCGGTGAGGATGAAATTGCGTTCCATGACGGAACCTCCAAGTGTTTTCTAGGGGCACTCTTCGAAATAAAGAATGCCGGGAGCTAGAACCTCACTTGGCGAGGCTGGTTTTTTTAGGCCGAAGCCCTGGACATTACACCACTCCCGGCAAAAATCGGTTGTATTTATGGCACAAAAAAACCGCGTCTGACGGGGTGGCGGCGTCCGCCAAGTGGAGTTTCTAGGCTCCGTACCCCTTGGATGCACCACCCGCAAAACCTTGTCAAGCTGCTATGCTTCTTTCACATCATGGTCTGTAACCTTTTCTTCGATCAAACCAATCTGTTTTTCCAACAAAACCTCTACATTATACAGTCTACGCTCCACGGCATTCTGCACTCTCAACCGTTCATTTATCTTCCAATACCAACACCAAAATTCTCTGAGCAGCAGAAATAAAAGGATAAAAACACAGACGTGGATTGCCCTAGGGTTTTCTTGGACACCGAATTGGGCGTAACAAACGTCCAGGAGGTGACCGACAATGGGAAAGAATTCGAAGGCCGGTTCCGGCTCTCCGGCGGAGGGAGGCCGTAGGCCGAACGGAGCCGGAGAGCCGGAACCGGCGCGCAAGAAGAAACGTTTCTGGGCCCAGCACAAGGTCGAAGCCGTGCTTCGCCTGCTTCGGGGAGAAGACCTTGAGCTTCTCAGCCGAGAGTTGGGAGTGC